CAAGCTGCTCAAGCCTTTGCCTGTAAGAAAAAAGCTGAAGCCCTTAAAGCTGACCTAGAAAACATGATAAGATTTATACATGGTCCAAAAGGTCTTGAAGAATACAAAGACATCTTGCGTAATATGCGTAAGCAAAAAGAAAAGACAGAGTTCCGTAAGGCTAAACTCAAGCAAGCTATAATAGAATGGGTATTCGGTGTGATTGTAGTTCTGGTAGCATGTGTAATAGTGGCCACTGTTGTTTATGTTGTAGGTAAGGAACAAGGCAAATGGTAACACCTGAATGGCTAGACAAGTGGCGCATATGGCCTCGTATGATTATTACGCTGTATGGTTATGCTTTCTATCAGACGACAACTTGGTTTATGTCGTTAGAAGACCCCAGTAATGCTCAAGCAGGTTTTGTATCTGTGATCGTAGGTGCAGGGGCTGGATTTTATGGGATATATGTAAATGGTAAGAATGATCCTAGCAGCAGTGCTACTCCTAAGTCTAGGTAGCTGTGGAAGCATACCGTTCTTAAGTTCAAGTGGAGGCCCTAACGTAAATGCAAATGTCTTGGCTGGCAAAGAAAACACACAACAAGTGGTCGCGCAACAAAATAGACAAGATGCAGGTAGGGATATCGTTACGACAGAGATTACTAAAGAGGTCGAGACCGAGAGAGTGGAGAAGCTCGAAATCTCGCACACTAACATTCCCCCGTGGGTTCTTCTCCTCTTAGTACTGGGTTGGCTACTACCTACTCCCTCACAAATAGGTCAGGGGTTTGGGAACCTAGTGTTATCCCTGTTTGGAAAACGTAGTAAGGGAGACTCCTAATGTGGATAGTTATAATGTTGATCTGCACTGACCCTTCAGCAATGTCATGTCAGGTACTAGCTAAAACTGACGAAACCTTTCAGTCAGAAGGGGCTTGCCAACAAGTGGCAGTAGAGGGTGCTACAGAATTTCTCCGACGAGGTGTATTAGCTATCCCTAACTGTTTTAAGATTGGAGAGAATCTCTAAGCTTTGGCTTAATAGACTGAGATAACTTACCAGTATTACTACAGAACAGGTCAGCAGGTAAATGCTCCAGTGTTCTTATGACTCTATCACACTCTGCTGAACTGTTAAGTGGTATGTCTACCTGCACGTTCCCTACGTGGTAAATTATAGTAAGTATATAGAAAAATTCCATCACATGCCCCTTGTTAATTAAAGTGGTTTGTAGTAAGTAGGAGGAGTTACCTCCAATCAAACTAAAGGCGGCCTTCGGGCCGCCTCTTTTTATTGTCCTGCGAGATACTCGTTTAACTTCTTTGAGTACCATTCGATCTTCTGTAAGTCCTGCTTGAACTTACCCTTGTCCCTACATCGGTGTTGATACTTAATCATGTTCCCACGTAGATAGCCAATATACTCGGCAGCAGTCAGCACGTCCTTGATGTAGTCTATACATTCAATAGCCCCACTCGTGTAGTGGGCAGGGCTATTAACCATATCACGTTCTACAGAACGCTGACGCTCGTCGGGTGTAAAGTCTCTTACCATTCTGGGTCACCATATTCGTCGAATGAACCTACAGGACCACTAAAGCTCATGTCTACAGTAACCCCATTGACTGGATCGTCAAGCTCTTCGTGCTGAGTGGACATCACCCCCATTTCCTGAAGGTGATGCTCTAAGTAAAGTGGTATTTGGTTTTCCATTATTCACAACTCCGTAAACCTGTTGATGGATCAAAGTAACAAGCGCCACCCTCGTCCACTTGTGGTTTTACATCCTCATCTACAAACAAGTCAAGCTGTTTTTCTGGCTCTTCTGCAATATCCTCTAAAGAAGCTGCATTTAGGATACCATACCGTTTCCCTGCTGCTCGGAACGTAGTGCAACCAGAGGCACCTCCATCATAGGCTTGCATGTAGACATCCTTAAATTCTTCCCAAGTAATAGTGCTGCCTACGTTACAAGTCTTAGAGCAAGCACTGTCTACATACTTACTAGCTAAGTTAAGTACCTTAACATGGTCAGAGACGTGTAGCTCGTCAGCAGTCTTACCTTTGACACCAAACACACGGTAACCGTAGTCTTCTACCCGCTCTACAATCGGACCCTCAAAGGTTTGAATAGTGCGGTCGTAGTAGTGGGAGAACACAGGTTCAATGCCAGAACTAACATTGTCTGCTGACAAACTGATAGTGCCAGTAGGTGCAATAGACAACAAGTGAGAATTACGGATGCCGTACTTACGAATATCCTCACGGATATCCTCAGGTAAGGTCTCTGCAAACTCCCCAAGCAAGTACTGCTTATCGAACAAGGGGAATGGTCCCTTTTCCACCGCTAGTGAAATTGAAGTGCGGTAGGCAGTGTCACGTAAGGTTTTCATAATCGACTCTAGGACACGCAGGAAGCCCTCAGTGCCATAAGCATAGCCTAATGCCTCAATAGCATTAGCTACACCTGTGAGGCCTAGACCCATACGGCGTTTGTTCTGTGCTTCCTTAGCCTGTTCGTCTAGTGGATAAACCGCACGGTCAACCACATTATCCATAGCACGGACAACAAAGGGGATGTCATGCTTGAAAAGCTCATAGTCAAACTCCCAGAAGCCATCATCGTTCCTGCGAACATACTGGGTTAAGTTAAAGCTGCCCAGTAGACATGCACCATTAGGAGGCAATGGCTGCTCTCCACAAGGATTTGTAGCCCTGATATTTTCTATGTAATGCAGGTTGTTCTTACGGTTTATCTTGTCTATGTACAGGATACCTGGTTCTGCCCAGTCCCATGTAGAACGTAGGATGTCATCCCATAACGCCTTAGCTTTAATCGTCTTATACACACGTCCATCAAACACTAAGTCAAAATCTAGGTCTTGCTTGACTGCTGTCATAAACTTATCAGTGATACCTACAGAAATATTGAACTGCGTTAAGGTGTCACTGTTGTTCTTCGCACGAATAAACTCCTCGATGTCAGGGTGATCAACACGTAGGACACCCATCTGTGCGCCTCTACGGTGTCCTGCAGAGCTGATTGTCTTGCAAATGGCATCGAAGATACCCATGAAGCTAATAGGGCCACTAGAGCGGCTATCTAGTGACTTAATCATAGCTCCCTTTGGACGCAGTGAGGAGAAGTCATAACCGATGCCACCCCCAAGTCGCATGGTCTGTGCAGCGTTCTCTGCTGCTCGCATGATACCACTCATGCTATCCTCAATGTTTTCCGATACGAAGCAGTTATAGGGAGTAACCTCACGAGGAGACCCCATAGCGGATTGAACACGTCCTGCAGGTAGGAACCGCTGCTCCAATAAAATCTCACGGAAGCTACCATAATGTCCTTGGTCGTCTTTCAAGGTATCCGCTACACGAGACATAGCTTCCTTAAACGTCTCATTAGGGCCACGGTATTTCATCTTGTGGATTTCTTCACTGATCCCCAGTGTTGGTCCGTAAGTATTCTTCATCTTTTCCTCTACCTCTCATTGTTTTATCTTCTTGTAACCAAACTAACCGATCTATGTCTGCTCGTGCAATACCTATATCTGCTAATTCTTTATCTGTGAGCATGTTAAGCTCTTTAATAGTATTTCTGTGTTCTCGCCATGTAGCGAGGTAATTCATATAACGCCAGAACCAAGTCATCTGTTATCTCCACTTCCTCTTAACTTACCGCGCTTCTTACGGTTTTGCAACTTCTCCATATTCATAAGAGCTACATCTGACAAAGGAAAACCTAAGTCGCTAGAGAGCACTGCTACATACCAGAGGACATCCCCAAGCTCCTTGGCAATCTCCGCTTTATCAGCATCGCCATCACGTATCCACTTCTTGATCTTATCGCAGACCTCTCCCGCTTCACTAGCGAGGCCAAGAGCAGGATATACTACCTTGAACTCCTTCTTATAGATAGCGAACTTCAGAGCTTCATCTTGGTACTCATCAAGATCAATCCCTGTTGGCCCCTTAAAGCGATCTATATCATCAATCGTAATCATCTACAAACACTCCTAAGTCTATTAGCCCTATGTGGTGCATATCTAGCAGAACTTCTGCTTGTAACCGAACATCTGGACCTACTGCATCCGTAAAGAGGCCTTCAAATCCGTAGGTCTCTATCATATCTAACACGTCTTCATAACGAAGATCAATCTCAGGGTCAAGCACTTCCATACTCCTTTTGAAGAGCAGACATACTAATCCATTGTAAGTCGTAATTACCATAGGCTACTTCACGTTTGACCACCGCACCGTGCCGCCACTCTCGATTTGCTTGTCCAGCCCAGCTTTCTTCTTTGCCTTTGAAACAACCAACAACCAGCCCATTAATCGGCGTAGGACGAGCATCAGCTTTATGGTAATAAGAGTATTTATGACTATGACCAACAGTAGCAGAGCAGGATAGCTTTTCAACAAGAGAATAGCCATGATGCTTAGTTGACATAGCTGTACCATAGTTACCACTAGAAACATAATGACCGTAGAGTACACCATCATACTCAACGAGTGAGGGGGCTGAGTTAGAATATTCATGGTACTCATCAAACCAGTGATCTGTGTTTAAGTGACTGAAGGAGATACCGTAGGTCTCTCCATGTAATCTTGGGTCATGTGATATAGCCTTCTTGATACGGTTCTCATGGTTTCCCTCGAAACCAAACCAAGTAGCACGTTTATACTTACGACGACTAGGAGCTTTCCTTAACCTCTCCATAGCGTCATTGTAGGACTTTATATCTGCTTCATAACTTTGTGAAACAATAGCCTCGGGGTAGCGTGTGTCGTAAGAGTTAAGTGATCTCATATCGGCACCATCCCCAAGGTCTATAACATAATCGGGACAGACATCGTAGATCAACTCCCCTAACCAAGAGAACCTGTCATTAGAACATTCAGGGTCAGCATGGGCGCAGGAGAAGACTACAACTGTCTTAGGTCGGGTGTTTGACAGGTACATTTTAAATCTCCAGTGGCTCTATTGAAGTCTGGAAGTGTTTGACGATAGCTTCAAGCCCTACGATATCCTCATCATCGGTAGCCACAAGCTTATCGTCTTTTAGATACAGGCCTGACTGCTCAGTACTGCAATCTAAATAGTAATTGTCAGGAAACTCTACGGAGACAAATCCCCGCTTAACACTGGAGTCTGCCCAATGTACGATAGTCTTAGGTTCCTCAATCTCAACCCCATGCTCCTTGAGAGCTTTCATAAAGAGTTCTTTTAGGTCCATGTTATTTACCTTTCAGTAAGTTAATGTAGTGGTCAGCATTACAGACGACTAACCAAGGTTTTCTATCGCCTCTGAGGAACACTACTGGTTCTTGCTTTCCATCCTGCACTGCTTGCTCCATGAAGTTATACAATCCAGTAAAAGTCTTACGTCTCTTTACTTCGATGGACAGTGGGATAGATTTACGTGCATGTGGTGATAGAACTATATCTTCCCCATTGACCCCCATGATTTGTGACTTAACATCATCAGGGTGCAAATCAGGAAAAGCCTTCAAGAGCTTATCTCTTACCTCTTGTTGGCCAGTTCTTCCTTTTGCTTTCGCTGTTCTGGAGGTTCCCATATTTCACCATCATGTCTACGGAGCCACAACAAGCGAGCATTCTCGATCACTCGATTAACATCCCCGCCGTATGCCTCTACTGTTTTCTTCCAAAGCTCTTCTTCGGTCTCTGCTCCTTTGAGGATTTTCTCAGCTTTCTTTGGCCCTACTCTGAAGAGGCCAATGATATTATCTGCTGCGTCCCCTGTTAAGATTTGAGTGTAGAAGAATGTTAAACCTTCAAAGTCTTTCACGAACTTCCACTCACCTCGATTGAAGTTAAAGTGTGCTGCTGCCAACTGTAACATATCCTTGTCTGCAGAGGCTATGACACACTTCCTGCCATACTCTGTAGCACCTTTAGCTATTAGGTCGTCAGCTTCTTCACCATCAGACACGATAGCGTTCCACTTACCCACCATATGCTCTCGGATATCGTTCAAGTGTAAGGGTTTTTCAACACTCTTACGGTTACCCTTGTACTCAGCAGTCTTGGCAATCTCATGCCTATAGTTTCCCTTACCAGTTAGGAACAGTTTGTAAGTTCTGTTACCTGTGTGGAAAGAGCATTCAGATAGAACATAGTCCATCATATCATCAGTAGCCTCTAATGCGTCCTCTACACCTTTATCTTTGGTGGCGAAGGCACAACGATAGGCTATGATGTCTCCATCAATTAAGATCATCTTTTACCATCTTTATAATGTCGTAATCTGCAAACACATCATCGAAACCCCAAGCGATACCTGCCTTTGTACAGGCGTACTCGAAGTCCTCTGAGGTTCGTATCTCTTGGACAAAGGTCATTGAACGTTCGTGGTCAAGGTAGTCTCGTTCACTGATTTCAATTTTAACTTTTGACATGGCTTCCCTCATAGTGAAAAGCCCCCCGAAGGGGGCTACTGTTTAGAACCCAGAGGCACTCTGAGTTTTCTCATAAGGCACATGTTCGATAACACCGATTTTAGACAATCGTGTACCTGCATAGTTACCTTCACCATAGAAGTCTAACTTGACACGGACTTTAGAACCGTTACCAACGTAACCATCCTCGATAAAGTCCCAGACACCAACCTGATCGTCACCATCTAGTTTGACAACTTCGGGTGGCCCACCAAGCTCCTCTACAGTGTTGTTCACGTTGTTACGTGAGACCTTTACATACTGACCGATGCCGTAACCCTCACCATCGTGCGGGTCTTTAACTGCCAGTTTTTTCCCACGAAGCTCAGCTTCACCTAGAAGCTTATTAAGTTCGTCATGGGTTTCGGGGTAGAACTCTGCGGTGTATTTACCACGAGGGTCAAACTTCGTGTCCATATCATCCGCGGTTAGACGCGCCCATTTAACGTAACCGTCCATTACGATTGTCTTCGACTTACGTTTAGCCATCTTATATCTCCTTTAGCTAAGATGTTGTTACCATATAGTAACCAGGTTATTGATGTCAAGTGCGACATTAGTGTATTTCTGAATAATTTTTACCGAAGCTGTAGTCTATGCCTAAGTCTACGTTAAGCTCTGCTACTTCATTAGTTACTTCGATAGCGGTTTTCATAATGTATTCAGTACGTTGCTCTTCTCCTTCCTTTACAAGTGCAATGATCTCGTCGTGAAACTGGCCTATAACTTTTATTCCACGATCCCTACAGTTTTTTACCCATGTGTCAAAGCAGAACACACCAGTAGACTGATTAAGAGTACTAAAGCGATCCTTCTCAAATCGCAGTGAGTGGTAGATACCTGAGACTGGGTTCAGTAGCCATGAGCTACCATTAACCTCACGTACCTTACAACTATCTGCAGCAGCTTGTATAGCCCAGTTACGATCCCAGAAAGCATCAAGCATACCCTGTGCTTCAACCTGTGGGATATTCATAGTGCGAGACAGTTTAGTAGAACCTACACCATATGTAGCCGAGTAATTTACAACCTTAAACTTCTTACGAAGAGCCTTGAGATCAATCTCGCCAGAGTTGTGCTTATCTATATCAGCTTGCCTAACCCTACCTGCGTGTCGAGCCAAGTCGAGGTGGGGGTCAAATCCCTCTTGTGACATCTGCTCGACGTAGTCAGGGTCATGCGGTTTCATGTAGTGACGCTTAGTTGTGTCTTCCAATGATACCATATCCGCACCACAGAGAATGTATCCATCAGGAGCAATAAGACAACCACGTATCTCTGCTCCCCAAGGTTTGTCAACTGCAGGAAGATTGACCAAGGGTCTAGCATGACGGAAACGCAGTGTGTTAGTAAACCCTGCAATAGTTGCTTTGACATATCCATTCTCCTCACTATCTACAAACGACTTGAATATACCAAGCCTGTGGTTGATAATGGTAAGCCCTTCGAGAACTTCCACAGCAGGGTCACGGTCACGTAGATCTAGTACTGACTCACATAGTTCCCCATCCTTCCTAATCTGCTCTACACGTCTCTCTTCCCCAGTGACTTTATCACGGTGATACTCGAACGTCTGTGGCTCCCACCCAAGTCCATACAACCAGTCTTTGACCTGTGTGATAGAGTTAGGGTTAGCTTCCACACGGCGTAACTCTACCTTAACCTTCTCTGTACTGTAAGGTAGGCACATATCATCCATCAGGGCCATCCAGTCATGCGCACGAGAGGATGGTGTACCGTCTTTCTTTTCCCACACAGCAGGACGCTTACGCTCACCCCAGATGATCTGCTCTGGCATAGAGTTCTTAAGCTGCTCCACCTTCTCTGCCTTCAGTTCTTCTAACTGTTGCAGGTGTGTACGAGCCTTGTCGATGTCTATACGCCAACCAAGGGACTCCTGCTCAAGCGCACACTCCATCTTAAACATCAAGTAAGTCATGCAAAGTTCATACTTAGTTTCATCCTTGTACAGCTTACGCATCTTGTAGTTTAGCTCACGCCATAAACGGTCGTTGATCTTAACATCCTCTTCGCAGCGATGACGATACTCTTCATAGGTTAAGCCTTCCCAGTCATCAACAACTGGCTTAGGTACACCATACTCAACACCGTAGCTCTCAAGGCCATGCTTACTGCGGCTGTGATTTAAGTACCAAGAGAGTGGTAGAGTGTCTATTACCGTCTGATGTTTAGCAGGTCTCCACCCTAGTATCTTCTGCAGAGCAGGAATGTCGTAGCGGATTATGTTATGCCCGATAAGGACTGGCGCAGACATAAGTATACCACGCATACGATCATAGTCGTCAGTGCTTTCCAGTGTACAACCACCATCCTGATTAACCTCACTCTTCCAAGACATTACGTGTATCTTGGTAGGGTTGAAGCCATCTGTTTCAATATCAAATATCATACTAGCTCCTATCCGCTAGGGTTAGTGTTACCCCTGCTTCAGTTTCGATCCAAACCTTAGCGCCACACGACAAAGGTTTATCAGGGCTATACACCACTTTACAGGGTCCGTCAATAAAAACTGAATCTGCGTACTGATTGGTTCTATAGTTCTTCACCGTAATCGGAGGTTCCATCTCTTGTACAGGCAGTTTGTTATTACGCCTTATGACGTGCTGATTTACATGAATCTTAGTCTTCATAGTTACTCCTCCTTTAAACAGAACTCACAGAAGTCCTCTTTAGCAGGACCACCGCAACTAACGCAAGGCCCTAAATCGTTTTCATAGCGAATGTGGTCTTCTATAAAGTCGTAGACTACGCCCATGTCCAGCTTCGCTGCTGCACAGTACAAAACTAACTTTAGACCTTCTTCTGCTAGAAGAGATCTTGTGTTACTATCAAAATGAAACTGATAAGTTGCACTACCATCCTCGTGCTCTTCTACAGTCTCTACGACAATCATTCCAGTCATACTAACCCCACTGTTCTGCCATAGCATCTGCGATGCCTTGATAAGTTTTACTACGGATACGCCACCGATCTTTAGAGGGTGGCAACCAATGCAACCTTTGTCTCTCTGCGTCAGACAGCTTCATCATTCCTTCCTTTACGTCATTGGTAGGCTTCAACTGAGGAAGACCTCTTAACCACAAACAAGTAGCCTTTGACTCCTTGTGACCAAACATCCAAGGCTGTACGACTTGAGACTGATGTCGCCCACCGATACGTTCCTTAGCATACTTGTGCATAATAGGGTTCTCTACACAAAGCTTGGGAACCCTGAGGTCAAGGAACATGTTGAAGAAGGCTGCAGCATCGTCAAGTTTAGCCCATCTTGACTCATCGCGGTGCAACCAACTGACACCAGAATTAGCCAAATAAGTGCAAGGAGGATGAGCGATGACCATATCCCAATCTTCAAATAATACTTCAGTAATATCGCCTTGATAGTGCGGACCATTTCCTTCTCCTTCTAATAGGTCACATGACATAGCGTCATGCCCCTTCTTTATAAATGCGTCTCGGACTGTGCCAGAGAACTCACACGCTACTAGAACTTTCATCCATCTTCCTCCAATATCTCATGTACCTGTCTTTCCATCTGGTGGACTGCACTTCGGGTAAACAGGCATCTATAAGTTCCTCTGTAACATCACCGTACATAAAGTACAAGAACTTTAATTTAGCTTTTATCTCCTCCCCATTCTTAGCATCACTGAGACTTGGTGTATTAGGCAGAGGGGGTCTCATGCCTAATAGAACCATGTTACATTCATACTGGTACATCTTTATACCTAACTTTAACTCACTCATTATGTATGCGTCTCTTGAAGTGTAAAGCTTTGAGGATCAAACAAAAGTGTACCTGCTGGCCCTTCCTCTGAACACGGACGGTTCTTCTCTACTCGCAAGTGAGTAGTGTTACGGTCGGTATCGTCCTCAGACATTTTGTCACGACTGAGGTCAATGATTACAGAGGCACGTTGCCCAATCATACGACAGTACTTTGGATCACCGTTCTCGTTAGTGTGTGCGATAGTTACAATACCAATGTTAAGTTCTGCAGCTAGTTTCGATAATCGTACTGACAGGTCAGCAAGTTGCTGCTCCTTTGACTCTTCACTTACGCCAACTACAGCATCTTGGATCGGTTCAAAGAAGACATACTTGCAGTCACAACCCTCTGCCAGATACCTGATCTGGTCAATGAAGTCGTCAGTCCCTGTACCATCAGGCATGTAGAACTGGTACAAGGTCTCATTCTTTGTGATCTCGCGGATAGCATCCTCTACTAGATCGTGTACACCAAGAGCTTCAATGATGTCCCTACGTGTCAGGTTCTGGTTGACGTGATAAGAGACTAGACCAAGTAGACTACGCAGTTTAGTTTCTTCTAGGTGCCACGATGCAAACGGAACATTACGTTGGATCATGTTGTACTCGAGGTAACGCATAACCTCAGTCTTACCGATACCTGTTGGTGCCTTAATCACAGTGAAGTGACCCTGCATCAAGCCCATGATCTTATCATCCAGTGCTTCGATACCAGTGGGGACATACGCATAGTTAGGGGCTTCTCTGAAGAGTTCTACAAACTGATCGGAGGTGTTGAGGATATTCTCTGGGGTGTACTTCTTGGCGTTCCACCACGCATTAGTATAGTCACGACCTGCATTGTCTTCTAGGAACTCGTTAGCGTCCTTGTACTTGTCGTGTGGCACACGATAGGTCTTATTGGGAAACATATTGAAGATCTTCTGAGCGATAGCGTTACCTGCTGCATCATTATCAATACTCAGGACGATCTTATCGAAGCTATCTAACCAAGGCTTACACTTCTCCCAGAGCCTCTTAGAGGGGGTAGCAGAAGGCAGTGATACCACTGGGTTAGTACCCCTCACGTTTAGCATTTGGTGCGCTGAGAGAGCGTCTAGTTCGCCCTCAGTGATGGTTACGGTACTAGCACTACCTGCAGGGAACAGGTTCATACCAAACAGCTCGTCTTGTGACAGCCCAGAGGCAGAGAAGGTCTTAGGCATTACACGGATTTTCTTACCGCCTGACGGATAAACATACTCTTGTTTAACAAGATTACCATTTGCATCACGGTAACTACGAACATCGTAGAATTCCATAGTCTTTACCTGAATACCCCTTAGAGGTAGGTATTCGTGAGGCTGAGTGGCAGTGGGATT